TTTTTTTCTTTTGATGCCATATCCTATGCTTCCTCCTATCGCTATCGGTGTCAAAAGTCTAGCTAGGGCGCGTGTGCCCACATGACCTCTAAACCCTTGCGGTGCTTTGTTTCCAAAGATAGGAGCCTTTCCTGATCTCCATTTATTTTTCTTTTTCTTAAATTGCTTATGGCGCAACTTTACATCCCTTAAATATCTCCGTGTTAACTCAGACCCAACCGCGGCTCCCGCTAGTGCTCCTATTTTTTCATTGAGCTCTATATTGTTTTCATCACTACTAAGCCAAACTTTAGGATCATCCTTTTTCTGAATTTTACTGCCAATACTTCTGGCTATTTTCTTTAAATCTTCTGGACTAACCTCAGCATTAGGATCGCTAGAATCATATTTATCTAGTATGTTTTTATTTTTATTTCTCAAAAGCTTTTGAGCTTTGGCAAGTTTTTTTGATTTAGCAGCCTGACCTGATATGTGTGCCTCTTGCTTAGCACTACCTTTAACATTGCTTTTGGGGGTAACTATTTCACCATCCTCATTTTTTATACGCTTAGTATTTCTTGTCTTTTTGGTTGGGTCAAATTTATGTTTGTCACCTATTCTATCCCTAGCTTTCATTCGCTTAGTACCTTCAGCGGGTCTGCCAGCTTTGACATTGATTTCAGACCTCATTCCCTGAGTTGAACCTACTTTTCTTACTTTTTTCACTGGGGCAGGATCACTAGGTTTCTTCGAATACTGTACATTTTTCTTAGCTACACTTTTCGTATACACCTTACTCCATGATGGGTTCTGTTTTCTCAGTTTTTCATATTCTGCATCTTCTGCCTTTGCAGTTTCATTGCCGATCTTGGTGGACTTTCTCTTTTTTTCAGATTTAGATAGCCTGCCTAAAGCTTGCTGTGGCGTCTCTCCATCCTTCGTTAGTCTCTTGATCTTCCTTTTTTGACTACCCGTCAGGGCTCCCCAGTTTTTTGAATCCCAGTCGGCAGTCTTTTTTCCTTCCACGAAATCTTTAATTTCTTTTTGAGCATAATCACTGGATTTGATTGCCCGCTTTCTTTCTTTTGCCTGTTTTCCCCTTCTTGCATCTTGAGGTGACCTGCCACCCCCGACTTGCGGTCTTATGTCTCCCTGAGCTTTCTTTTCTTCAGTCTTGGCCCATACAGCATCTGATTGACTCTTCCTCTTGGAATCATATGCCTGTTCTTTCTTTTCCCTTTTTATTAATTTCTTTATACCTTTATTGGTAGCACCCTTACTCTCCGCGGCTTTTATCAGGGCCGAGCTCTTTGTTTCTTTAGCTTTGGCTTTCGTCTTGTCTGTCACCGCCGCGGCTCCCGCTCCTGCTACTATTCCGCCAGCCGCCGCAGCGGGGGCATCCTTTGTGGTCTTCTTGCCTTTTTTACCATAAAACCTATCCGTGCCAAAGGTGCCTTTAGGCTTACTAGCTAATCTAGCCCTTGCTTTTTTGCGATCTCGTACAAGAGCTCTAGTTATTATCTTCCGCAGGGACATCTTGTTGTTGTTGCTGTTGCTGATATGCCGCAATCATTTCATGCGCACTTTCAAGCCGCTTGGATATCAAGCTCATGGGTATTCCATATTTCTCAGCCAAAGTTTGTAGGTGTGCCAACTCTCGTGCAATTTTTTCCGTCTCTTCCTCGAAGTCCAAGCCCATTTCACCAAATGCTGAATCATGAGTCTTTAAACCTGCATCCATCATGCCGATTGTCGCTTGAACTTCATGCCCGAGGTCTGCGGTTATCTGCGAGTTAAACTGCCACTTACCTCTCTTGAAGCCATTGACGGCAGGTATTTCACCCATAGCTATGCCGCGGGAAAGCACCGCATCTTTGATCGGATCTAAAACTTGTTCAGTAAGTAAATCTTGATGCCTTTTAAAAGCTCTTTGAGCTTGTTGTACTTCCAGCCTTGCTGTTGCTCCACCAAAAGCACTCATGTCCCACACAAATGCGAAAGGTAAATTCAAACCATTTGCCATCTCTCTAATTAGAGTAGTCACGAAACCATTGAACGTCGGGCTAGGCCTAGACTGTGTCTGAAACATACTTATATCATCACCTGGCTGTAAGCGAACTATTTTGCCTGGTTCAATTTTATCCATCTTCTTTTCACCAGAGGGGTGTGAGGCTTTTGTTGACCACTTATCTGGACCATGATCATTTTTTGTAATCACACCAGCATGGGATGACCCCCACTTAACCGCCAGTTTTTCCATTTTATATAACTCATACACATCTTTAGCATGAGGAATCGCGGTTTCAAAGGCAGTTATGCCGCGATATTGGTCAACCCGCATTGGGTCGATGTAATGGATGAAATTTTGCGCAGGTATTTCTTTTGGGTCTTTATATTGACCATGAAGAGTCCTTTTGTAGATTCTGTACGAAACTGGCTGACCAAAATCATTGATCGTGACCCCTCCTATATAGTTTTCTTCCTGTTTCGCTGCTTTTCTGAACTGGTTAGGGTCACCTATGCGGTCTGACTCAATGCTTTGTAGTTTTAAGTCTGAACCCATACTGACTAAAGCAAAACCGGCATCACCATCTCGCCTCATGCCAATGTGCGCAAGTTGAACTAAATGCCTGAATGGATAGCGCTTAGTTATATCACAATTTTTCTCCCACTCTTTCCAGTAATCCTCATAAAGCTTATTGGTCTCTGGGTTTCCTGTCTGCGCCTGATATCTCATCGAGCCACAGACATACATGGCTTCTTTTAGTAAAATGCTCTTAAAGAATGAGTAATTTTGTACTAATTTACGAGATTCCCACATCATCTTGATGCGGTCTCTTTGGTTAGACCAGGACTCTGATGCTGCTGTCGCGAAGGATGTTGCAGCTGAGGCATGGTTGGGCACGGTCCTGGCCGCATCATACGAAAACTCCAATCTATCCTTGTAATATTTTCGCTGGAGCCCCCAGCTTGGACTAACGGTAGATATAACTTTCTCGAATAAATTCATCCAATCATATTCCTATTATTCTGCTCTTGGTCAAACATATTGCCCGAAAAATCTACATAAGAATCTTCCAAATAATCCTTACCTGAGTTCTCTCTCTTGATTTCAGTAATTGCCCTCAATCTCTCTTCAACCGATGTAATGCTTCGTTGATAGCTCTTACCACCGACTGATTGTGCTAAATACAGATTTCTCGCCTCTAATTTTATCCGATCTAACTCTTCAGTAAGTTCTTGACTACCATAGTCGCGATAAATTACTTTCCAATTTGCTACACTCACAACCTTCTGATCATGTCAACAATACTGGAAGCATCTGTCGATTTCGATTACGATTCTATCGATTTTAATTATGATAGACTTGATGGCGAAGATATCATCGGAGAGATGCCTCCAGTTTTGCAAGAATACATTAAAGAAAAGATTCGCATGGAGGTGCAGGATGCATTAACAAGAGTTGTTGCGATAATTTATGACTCCAATAATTATAAATTAAAATTAGCGACAATTGTATGTGCTTTTGGGTTGCCTTTATTTTTAGGGAAATCTATGAAAGAAATAGCTGAATTACATGGAATCACTAGGCAAGCATTATCAAAATCAGTGAAGTTATTTCAGAAAAACTTTGGATTGCCACCAACTCGTGGTCAAAAATCGCTTGAGGCGTGTGAAAAATATAGAAAAATACAACTGGAAAGAAATAAAAAATGATCGAAGCAACAATCACATTAAGCTCAGAGGAAAGTGCGGAAAAAATATCTAGCTGCCACCAAGCAGGGAAAGACTCGCTAATCAATTCATTAAAGCACTGGTCTGACGCAGGGTATCACCTGACTGTTGTAAGAAACACTGTAGATGATTTTAGTAAGTGGGTATCGGAAAATTTAGGCTTTTCAAGAAAAACGGCATATCAATACATAAAGCTTCATGAAAAAGTTGAAGCAGGATTGATAGACCTGGATTCAGGGAAATTCACATCCCTTCGCCAGTGCTTGGGTATAGATCATGATGGCGAGAATAGTACTTACTCAAAGCCTCCAAGTGACAAAAGATTCGAGAGTATTCCAGGTCTTTGCACTAAAATTGAGCAAACATGGCGAGGAGTTATAAGGGCAAAGCCACTAGATAATTGGTCGGATGATGAAAAAAGAGTTTTGGCTAATAGCTTAAAGCCTTTACTGGAAATACATCAAGAGCTAAACCCAAATTAATCAAGTAGTGTGGGTTTAGCCCACTACTTATTAAGGGTTTTGGGTTATGTTAGCCCAACCATGTTGGTCACTAGAGCCGCAACCAAGATCATGCACTCGCAGTCCCAGTAGTGATTATCCTTTCTGGGCTTATTGACCCACTTGTATGAAATCTTGCCATAATTATCTATAATTTCTTCCCTATGTTCTGCTGACATCTGATTTATATAATCTCTGGTTAAATTTTCAGGTAATTGCCAGCTTGGCCCCAGTCCCTTTTTATATTCTGCAAGCAAGTCTTTGATTGCGGGATTAGAGTACACAAAAAGCCTGACTGGCTTAACTTGACCCTGACTTGGTGTGCCCAGCGCAGGATCAGCCCATGTGTCTTTCCATGGTTGCCTAACTCCGTCCACGACAAAATATTGAAAATCATCACCCTTCATTGGTTTCCATGAATATCCAGACTTTGTAACTTCATTATAAACTGTTGTCGCCAGATAGCCTGAGTCAATCATTACATCATCATCATCAACCTTGAGTTCGGTAATTTTTTCCCTGAGTGTAGAGAAATCGGGTATTTTGCCATAATCATATAGCCTGGATGTTCCATGCTTACCAAAATCTCTGGCGACATAATATAAGCAATCTTTTTGCACATCTACTGCTAGGAATCTCCTTTCACTTTCGGGCCAAACATCTAGTAGCTTGTATGTTCCTTTCCTATCCTCAGCCCACGATGATGTATCACCATACTTTAATCTGTCTTCCCATGGTTGCCCTAAACTTTCTGTTATAAAAGTTTTTAGAGGCATGGGGTCTCCCCAGCTCAAAGCTTTTTTTGCATTAATAAATTCCTCAACCAATTCCCTCCACCTTACCCAAGGTGGCAATAATGCATTCCATGTAAAACTCCTGCGTGAAGAGGGAGCTTGTGGATTCTTTGCAATCCAAGTGCCTTTTGTCAGCCTTCTTCTTTCCGCGGGTGTGTCTTTTGTTATATATCCGCAGTGTGGGCATTCTATTCGCACTGTGTCGGCCAAAGCATCAAAATCGTACAGATCGGGTTTTGTAATACTATTGGTATCCCACTTCATGTAGTCCCATAGTAATTCATGCTTTTCTTTACATGATGGGCACTCAACATTCCAGCATCGCTGGTCTCCTCTTAAATATTCTTGATGAACGGTATCATGCTCATTATCTGGCGTAGATATTATGACCTGTCTGGCATTCCAGAAAGTTCTTGTTCTCTTTAAAACCATTGGAAGTGCTCCAGGGGGCCAATTTCTTACCTCATCAAGCAACAACCACCTTCGTGGCTTCGATTGCAACTTGGATGGAGCATTAGAACCAACAACCTCCAAGGTCATATGCGGAAAGAAAACCTCCTTTGCTTTAGCCAACTCTCTGCTTTTTGGTAGTAGCTTCGCCACATTTGGACAAGCTTTTAGGGATGGCATGAGTCGCTCCTTGGCAAATTTGAGCGCTTCTTCTTCGTTCGAAGTGACCCACATGCAAGGACCTGGGTCTTCTGATATAAGCCAACATAAACTGGCAATCATTGTTTCAGTCTTTGCAGACTGAGCTGAACACATTATAGAAAGAGTGCGAACCCTGTTATCCGCAAAGACTTCCATAAACTCTCTTACCCAAGGCGAGTTTGAGGACTTCCATTTCCCAGGAAATGGCGATACTGCGACTATAAAATTATCTTCCGCCCACTGCCAAGGTGGTCGATTATCGGCTGGTCTCCAGGCTTCCCTGGACGATGATTGCACTAGGTTCGTCTGATATTCTGACATAGTATGCCAGATAACTAAGTAAACTTTCCAGTGACTGCAAGGACATTTCGTAATCAGGAACTACCATGTCTTTTTCCTTGCACAAAGCTTCGAGGTTCGCTCGAACTTTGTTTATATCAACAACTAATATATGATCTTGTAGTGAGACTCCGTTCACCGAGAAGCGGCATAGCTTGCTGCACCTGCACCACCTCCGAGAGCGGCAATTACGGCGAGCTTTTTATTGCGTGGCAAAGCATTGAATTTCTTTTTCATTAACTTTGCATTTGCCATAGCCATCCTTTTAGAACGCGCTGTTTTAGTATTCTTCTTCGATTTTGCTTGTCCTCTGGCCATGTCACCATAACCTTTTCCAGAAGAGTCATACATAAATTCCATCAAATCTTCAGGTGTAGGCTCAGAATAACCAATAACCTTTTTGCGCAAGCCTTTTAGTAAACCCATAGTTCCTTTGCCTTTTCTTTTGGCTAAACGACCATATGCTCTAGCTTTTTTACCAGCTTTTGAGTCAGCAGCTTTTTTCATATTATCACTAATATCTTGCTTTATGAGACCACCTTTAGAGGTAGGTCCTCCAGTCTTTCCTTTTGCCATGCCTCCAGACTGCATAGATTTAACTGCTCTATTGTATTTTGTTCTTTTGTTTAAACTTTTATTATACCGATATCCGCCATATCCTGCTGCTGCTGCGCCTGCACCGCCCAAGACTGCCCCGACTCCTCCGCTTCTTTTATCATCAGGCTCATACTCAAATTCCATACGCCTTCCTCTGGCGAGGATCACTTGATCCAGCTTATTATCTAATTCAACAATTCTTTCTGCGGTATTCATTATAATATAATTTTTTTGTCAACTTATCGACGTAGGAAAACTTTTACCAAGGGATTTTTTCTCAAGTATGATAATGCGCCCCTTTTATTTAGTTTTTTTCTCCTCATTGTTTCATTAACAATTTTATTTAACTGTTTGTCATCCAAATCTTCTAGTTTTTTCTTTCTAGCTCTAGTTTTTGGATTCTTATCCAACTCTTTACGCTCTCGTATTTTTGACTCACGGCGATTATGTACACCAACTTTTGTGGGGAGCCTCGGAGGTTGTTGTAATTTTTTTGGATCATCTACTTGTGCCAGGACAACACCTTGTTTTTTGGCGAATTTTTTATTAGACTTTATATCCATATCCGCCTTACCTCTCGAAAGTTGCTTGCCGGATTTTTTGAAAACCGTAACTTTACCTCTTTCTGCCTCATTCGCGGTCAGGTTGGCAATTTTTGCGTTCTCTTTAGCTATTTTCTTCTGAATCTTAGACTTTTGTTTCGTGATTTTATCAGGAAGCGTGTTAATTTTCTCAATTACGGGTGCTTTTCCCTTAACTCCATCGATTTTCTGACCAGAGGGAGTAGTCCCCCTTTGTTTTTGGACTATATTCCCCTTATTATCGCGCTTATATCTTTGAATGAAAGGCTTAACCTTGCCCGTGTTACCCGCGGGTGATTTTGGTTTACCTGATGTACCCCCCAAGTCTTGGGGTAGCTCGCGTTTTTTTCTACGCTTATCGAATCTTGATCTGTCTTCATCCTTTATTCCGAAAAGCAATAAATCCTTATATTCTTCAGCAAACTCTTTACTTGCTTTCAATAAGCATCCCCCTGTTAATAAGCAGATATCTTTGCTCTTACAGGATTTACAAGATTTTTTGGTCGGATTATTGTGAAACGGTTCCACAATAAAAAAAGACCTGTCAACTATTGCTCAGGTGCGAAAGAGCTTCATTAATAGACTCTTTCATCGCGATTTCCGCTTCTGCTGGTGACATCCCTGCCACCTGTGGAGCAAGCTTACTAGGTATTCCAAGTAATACGGTTTTTGACTCTTGTATCATAGATGTGACCCATTTCTGTACATCACTATTTAAAGTATAGTCTCCGCGTTTGACTTGTATTTCATGTTCTAACTTTTCGCATATGAGTTTGAGCTGCCTTATCTTTAGCTCGTGCAAATCCTCAACTTCTTCTGCGTCTTGTTTTTGATTTACCTTGATCCAAGACCTAATCGCATGGTTGTCCCATTTGCCATTAGACAAAGCTTTGGGAAATCCAGGCTCTTTCCTCCATCTTTGTATAGTCTTTCTATCTACCTTGAATATTTTAGCTAACTCGACCTGGTTTTTTGAGAACCGAGGCAAGGTTTCCTTCTCGACTTCATTCAAAAGGATTTCATTGGCTCGTAATAAGTCGGTTTCTGAGATATTTTTACCAGAATCAACTTGCTCCATAATTTTTTTTGCCCAATCGAGGTCACTCACTGTCAGTTATGTATAATTGAGGTCAATATTTTGCAACCCTGAAATGCGCAATTTTCGCGAATTGAGGATTATGTTTATTATGCTTAACTATGCTTAGTTATGTTGTAAGTCGTTGATTATCAACAGGTTTGACATCCATGGTATAATGAAGTTGTCCGAAAATGACACTCGCTTCATGCTCACGCAAGTGAGAACGTTTTGCAGTTGCACACACACAGACCCACGCTGCATGACGGAAGGCGCGCATCAAGCGGATGCGCAGAAGGTCGAACTTTACCACACCATTGTGTGATCATGCGGATGCGTTCGCGTGTGCGATGGTGTGGTATGAATTTCTCTAGTACGCAAAGGCGTGCGGGTGCGTTTATGCGTACCACCTATACACCCGCGACACAGCCCTTGGAGGGGCTTCACAATGAATAACCAAACAACAAAATCATACTCAGGATTCATATCAAACTCCGCATTCCTCGCAGCGTGCGCTAAGGTCGACGTAAAGGTTGCGTCACCTGATGCACCCGTATCCGCTCGCAAGAGCAAGAAGCTGAAGGGCTTCGCAAATGGCGATGGCTCGCTATGCACCGAGCTTGCCACCACATCCCTGCTTGCGACGCAAGCATACCGCGTGCTCAACACAGCACGCAAATTGCTCAAGCGCGATGTTGCGCTGGAAAATGTAGTTCAAGGAGCTGAAAAGCTCACGGCTGGCGCGATGTACCGCGCACGTGAGGCAAACGCCATACGCTTTGCGATGGTACGCCCAGACGCAAAGCCGAAAGCCAAAGCCACCAAAGCCAAAGCCACCAAAGCCAAAGCCGCGCCCAAGTTCCCGCAGATCGTCAAAGCCATCACCGATGGCAAAGCCAAAGTGGGCATCAAGTCACCCGCGGGTGACCGCATGATCCACAACGTTGAGGAACTCCTCAACTTCGCCCTTGAGATGCGTGACCTAGCCGCGTCCCAGCCAAAGGCTGAGAAAGCTATCGTAATCGAGGCTACATTGTAATGCCTCGCCCATACGCACTCGTCCCAGGCACCCCTTTCACGTGGAGGGGGTGTCAGTGGGTTTACGATGGATATCATCACCACCGCAGGAGAACCGATGGCAAGGTGCACATGGCGCGTGACGATATCGGTCATCTTTACAGCTTCACCGACGCGCAGTTGGAAGAAGCGATAATACAACCAAAGGAGGAAAAATGAAACATATAAGCGAAATAATAGACACACTCCGCGCAAGCGGAGAATTACCACATGATGCTCCACCCGCAGGGTTTCCATGCGATGTGGGTATAACGCCAGAAGAGCTAACGCCAGAAGAGCTCGATGTGGACGAATACACTCGCGAAGAGTGTCGTCAGTCGGAGTTCTTCTTCATGGAGTTAATCTCGCAATTGAACGCCGAAGAAGCGTACGATGAGCGTAATTGCTTCGAGGCAACACACCCGAACGCGGGAGGAAGACATGGGTGAGCAACATCAATTCGCGCAAGTAGTGCGCGAGCAACAACAACAACAAACACACTTCGAGCTAGAGTGCGCAATGATGCACGCTTGGCTCGACAATATGGAAGAGCGGTTGAATCGTATATCACCGCCCAAACGTAAACACATAAACAAGGAGGAAAAATAATGCCTATAAGCATAGACCTAACCCGTGAGATTGCAGATGCGATCTCCACAGACAAAAACGTCCAAAGCGCCATCAGTGGTGTTCTGAAAACCTGCAAAGTTAGCATACCGCCAAGCGTGGTCGACGATCTCAAGTCTCAAATAGCATCGGACATCGGAGCTACCGCGAGTAAAGCTACGCCCGCAAGCGATATTGCATCTGCGATATTGCAACAAATCGAAGATAAAATTACCGCCTCAGCACCGAGCGCAAAGCGAGCCAAGAGCATTCTTGTCTCACGATCAGCAAAGCTATCGAAATCCAAGGATGATGTAATGCGATTCTTGTACAAATACTGCACGCCTGGGTTGAGCCTTGCGGATGGCAAGCAAAACGTCCGCATATGTGGTGATGCGGGGTCATCCAAGACATGGCGGTCGAGGAAGTTTGCCAGCACAGCGGGATTCGATCTCGTCATTGAGGTTCAATGTCTTAGCGATATGGAGCCGAGAGACTTCATAGCAGGTCCTGTCCCCGGTGAACAAACCGATGGTTTTCGCGCCCCGTTCGTCGATGGACCACTTGCACGAGCATGGCGAGCGGCAGCCAAAGGAGACAAGGTTTGCATAATCCTTGATGAAATTGGCAATGTGCCAAAGAGTGCGAAGCAAGCCTTCCAATCAGCTCTATCACCTTGGGGTGAGTATGGCAATGAGTTGTGCAAATTGTGCACAGGTCGTGTAATCGAAGCCATGGATGAGGATGGAAAATTACTCAGGCGTGGGGATACGGGTTTTCACGAGCCATACCTTGAGGAAATTAATGCACCATTCTCAAACATTACCATCATAGGCACACAAAACGTCGGTGCGGAATATGATTGCCCCGAAGATTCCCCTGCCATCACCGCAAGGTTGATGCCCCTATATGTCTCGACTGATGCCAAGCTCATCCGTGGTATTACGAGTAAATTACTATCAGATCACTTCACGTGGTCGAAAGCGGTCTCACTGTCGGTCGTAGTGATATTGGTCGAAATATGGAAAGCATCAGTCGATGCAAAATCCAAGAGCTTATTAGCTCGCGAGATAAGCATACGAGAAATGATAATGTGCTTGAACCAAATCTCAGGCACACCCGATGACATCGAAAAGGTCACTCAAGCACTACAAAACCAACTACTTAGCGATGGGTGCAACACATGGTTCGTAGCACCTGGTCACGATGGTAAGCCCATGAAAGAGCAACAAGAAGCATGGAAAAACCTAGTTCTCGCAAAGTGCCCCATAACAAAATCATAGGAAAAAATATGAAATCGAAAATGAAAATATATTCGCCTCGCGCTTCAGTCATTCGTGGCGTTGAGAAACAACACACAAATCGTACCCTATTCGACTTAGATGCGGGTTCCACATTGACATGGAAGAGCGATGGCACAAATTCCACCGCCCATTGGACGATATCAGGGGGTCGGCATCACATTGTGATCAATAAGGAAATGGTCAATCTCATTGATCACCCCGATATGCTCGCAAAAATACCACATCGAAGAAAGGAGCTTCAATACCTGCGCTCCGTCCACAATCACGAAGTTGCTCATGGATTGTACACGAGTAGAGACTTTGTGGGTATCAACAAAATATGCAAGAAGTTCGATATTCCATTCCGCGACGTCAATCTGTTCGAGGATGCACGAATCGAAAGCTTGTTTCGCCAAAGGAGACCCCATAAGGTTTCTGGCAAGTGTGATCTGGATCACTTGGGCAATTCCACGAAACCTGACACCTATGGTGTTCGTAAGTTCGAGTGGTGTAAATGGGAGGGGTTCAATCTCGACACCGCCCGCAATTGCTTGCTCGCATTCATCAAGTGTGAGGGCACTAAGAAAAATCATGATATGCTTCATGACGTATGGATGGATAAATTCGGTTCAGGCGGTGGACCAACATCGACCAAGGGTACTTACGGATTTAGTAGTTTCCTTGGTCTATGGCGAGAGATTGCAGGTAGAGGGTGTGATAAGCGATACCCCACAACCGAATCTTTGTTGGGTTTGATCAGGAAGTTCAACAAGCTATTCCCACACGATCCCACTGAAGATGAGACCAATATAGATGGTATCGGAGGCAACGATTTCGTGGACTCATGTACCGCGTCAGGGGAGACCCCACATGGATCGAGGGCGGCTGCTGGGGGCGGAGGCGAGAGTGAGCCCGAAAGGGAACTTAAATCCACAACTGAAACCGTGAAAGGCGTAGTTGATGAGAAGTATGGAGGACGTGATGAATCGCAGGATAGGGTCACCAAAAAGACCCTAATCGAAAATGGGTTAGACCCCGCGTACTTTGCATGGGAGGCTTAATATGAGACACGGAAAATTACGCACTCTTGACGAGAGATTCATCTCATCGCAACTCGCCCCTTTTCGTGCAGCCATGCAAGGAGGACCAGGTAAGGAGCTCACATTCAACTCAGGTAGATTCAACGCCAAAGCATACTCGCGATGCAGTAGTATGGGTGTTTTCAATCGCAAAGCCAAAGTGAATAAGGGTAAGCCCAAGGTTGCGTTGATCATCGATTGCTCAGGCTCCATGGGCGGAGACCCAATTGATGGTGCCGCCACCATGGCGAGCATATTATCAAGGCTACATGAAAGCGGTAACATTGAAGCTCGCATTTACCTATCAGGTAACCACTCTTCGGGAGTGGGCGGAGGCTTTCGTGTTCCCATGCCTCAACCAACTTGGGTTTGGGAGCTACTGATAGCTCCACATGGTCGTGAGTTTCTATCACAAACATTCATGAAGTTCAGAACCGAGATAGTGGAATGCGATCTGGTAGCTTGCTACACTGATGCGGATATTAGTGATAGGAGACTTACACCTCAATTATGGCGCTCACACGGTAAGTCGTGCGTCGGATTGTATCAGGGTGATGTAGACCAAATCAGGGTCATGAATCGCTACTTCGATCACTCGATAGCGCGATCAAATCTCGCTGACTTGTTCCTTGAGTATCTGCGACTCGTAAAAAGATTAATCACAAAATAGTTTGACAATGTATAAGTTATTCCTACGTATAAAATTCACATGCCAAAAATTCCCAAACCAATGCGCCTTCCTATGGAAGTGCGCAGGGGAATGGGCATCATCACAAATCAATAAACAAAGGAGGAAAAAATGAGTAAGTTCGCTTGCTTCATACCCAATGCGATAAGAGAGGAAATGGAGGATATTGAAATAGCTGAAAGCGTTTTAGCGCAATTAAAGGCTAATCGATCCCCCAATCGCTCCCAATCGCTCCCAATCGCTCCAAAACAATGCTGTACGGAGACTGATATGAATGGATATCGTTACACCCAAGCCCTTATATTCGAAGATGGCACGATAACGTGCGTAGATTGCGGAGGTGCTATATGAAAATACCATTCTTTCCAATGCGACCCACAAATGGTGGATGTGAGCCACCTGATCCAAACAACCCTCTACAAATTGCGAGACCAAAAGTTGATGGATCACGTGTGCTTGTGGATACAAAGCAAAAGATTGCATGGAATCGCCATGGTGATCTATATAGCAAGTCCGACCTATTGCCATGGGATGATTTGATTGCATTCGCGAAGTCGTGGAATGTTCTTGGTCGCTATGTGCCAGTAAACTCCGATCTGATGGATATCGAGTTTCTCGATAAACACAGGCATTACAAGCACCATGCGGTGTTCTTGGATTTCCCGAATAGAGAGTGTACTTTCGGGGAACTCATGAAAGAACTAGGCGAGGAATACCCACTCAGGTGTGGATCAGTAAGCTCGCTCATTAAAGCGGGCAAGCCAAAGATAGATCATGAGTTCACCCCGTGCGCAGGTCACATGAATGCAAAGGTCGATTATGGAAAAGTTCTACTATTGCCATACTATGATATGGAAGACCTCGAAGTATGCATAGAATCGCAATGGAGGAATATCAAAAATGTAGCGATTGACCTTATGCGAGAGCATGAAGAATCTACGCCATTCTATGAAGGCATGGTAGTAGTGGATCGGGATTCAGAATACACAAAACAAATCATATCGCCCAAAAGTGTATCACACGCATGGGTTAAACATCGTTTCAGTAACTAAGGAGGAATACACAATGCCAATAGCAAAAAAATCAAAAACCAAATCAAAAACCACTAAGTCACGTAGCAATACGCCACACATGACCCCAGCGGAGATCGGAATCAGCGAGAAAAGTCTCAATAAACTCCATTCCGTGATTGAGGAGAAAAAGAAGATTAACTCACTATGGGATTCTTGCCCAATCAAAGCCGAAGTGCTTGATGCCGCACGCAAGCGTATGTTCGGTAGTAGGGGAGGATCATTCTATATCGACCTACCACATAGGGATGGAATGAAGCAAATCTTGGTTAAGCCATCTTCCTTCCGCGGTTCCCTATCGGATGCACAAGCCGAGAATATAGAAGAAATCATCGAAGGCGCGGGATATGACGCAGGTGATTACTATCATGAAAGCCAATCAATCACTATGGATGCAGATACTATCTACGATAGGTTGGGGGAAGATGAGTATGGTACTTTCCAATCAGACCTCGCGGAGTTTATGTCTAAGCGAGGGTTAGGCGATTGCTGGGAAATGAAATGTAGCATAAAACCTAAGCCCGATTGGAATGAATCACGCCATGGTTTACCGAATGAGGTGAATCTCGAAATTGAAACAATCGCACCCACAATAATATCAATCCAAGCAAAAAGAAGTATATGATCGATCTACTAATCGGAAGCGGAATAACCGCAATAATAATGTACGGAAAGCCTACTCAGTTTTTACGAATGGGTTTATCTAAAGTCGGACTTTCTTCCCTCACATCCTGTGCGCTATGCACAGGATTTTGGGTCGGGGTCTTTTTAACAATAGTCAAAAATCAACAAATCCTATACCCATTTGCCGTTGCATGTGTTGCATGGGCAATCGATGCATTCGTGAATGGATTAAGGGAATATTATATAAAATGAAATACACCATATTATTAATTGAAACCGCAGATTTCGGTATGCACTCCGCAAAGGGTATATTCGATACCATAGACGAAGCCATAGAATTTGCATCCAATGATCATGCTTGCTCCAACCTATACCATTGGACGGTAGTAAAATTAGAAATCGATGAAAAATAAATTACTGATACTTGAGATCGCAATCACACTAGGGATAAGCATTTACAATGCTTACTTGTACTACAAATCAAAAGAAAATGAAATTGAAGGAAATGAGGATGAAGATGGAGCTGACTCAGAGGGAGATGTCTGAGGCATTAAGCATACCATACAATACATACATATCTTACGAATATGGTTATCGAAATCCGAGCAAGTTTGCTCAAGCTCACATCGATACCATAATCGCAAATATGGAAATCACAAAGCCTCGCGTTAGGATTTCTAGCGTGGGCAACTTAATCAAAAAGGAGGAAAACAATGAAAACAAAAATATTGGAAGCATACGAGGCCTTGCAATTCGAGCGAGCAAGTAAAGGTCAACAAAAACAAACGGGCTTATCACTTGATTCAGTTCGCAATAAGATCGAAGAGCTAAACCTAAATGCAGATTTAGATTTAGATTCCTTACGATATCTCAAAAGCAGCGTACCGACACCATTGCGTGAGGATGATGATCGTGCATGGCAATATACCATAGGAGAGGGAAATCAAAAAGTTCGTGAGGCAATCACGAAAAACATAAACTATTGGCCAGTAACACAGGAGGTATTCGCCACCAAGCCAGGAAGTTCAAACATTGGAACGATGAAATTCTTGCGAATGGTTCAAAACGTAATGGGATACAGCGCGGTCATAGAAATTCTTAATAAACTATTTCATGTGCGCTATGGATCGCAAATGGTTGTTGAGGAGAATGTCACACGTGATCTTGCTCTCACTGATCTATCGAATGTGGGAATAGAGGACATCCCCTTCCCTTGCGATTCATTAGAGTTCTACTTTGAAGACCCAAAGCTACCAACCGTTCTCGTCTATCGTGGAACTTTATCCCGGCAGGCTTCCCGGTTGCATTTACCGCTACGCGAGTGGGCACAAAACTCTGCGAATGAATATGACGAAGATTCCATCAACTTCTGGATTGAGGGCAATAGTGGCGCGGGCATGGCATTTCGTGCTAGTTCCAAAAATTGGAATCAAATGCTCAGTGCTTCCAATGAAGAAATTGGTGCATTGCAAGGATCGGTCGCATTTGAGGATGATGAATGGGATCAAATAAAACCAATCTTCAAGCTATGCCTGAATGTACTCGCATATGCAAGTATTCCGCGTTTGGCTCCTAAGCTAGTATCCAAATCGCAATTGAAGCGTGGAGGTAAACCAAAGGTGCGAAATAGACCTCAGCTTCCGATACTCAAGGTCGTATATCTGCCTGAGACAAAGAGGGAAAGAAGTAAAGAAAGTGAGCCTAGTGGAAGGGCTCACAATTTCTATGGACGCAGAGGGGTTCTTAGGTACTACAAGGATGATAGATATGTAAACATGAAGGGCAAATATCAATATATACCGCCCATACTTGGTCCAAATGGCGAAATACCGAAAGCTTTATTCAAAGTACGTAAACCAAAATAAGGAGGAAATATGCAAACATTCATAACTGATCCTGATCTAAACCGTAATGCTCAAAACTTAGATACGAAAAGATTGGGTAAGCAAAGAGTAGAGACACTACAAATATTAATCACAATTCAGAAAATGTGCTCCAACAATCCATCGCTTGTAGTCAATGGTGAAGATGGAGAGACAGTTACACGCACGCTTGGATGGTCGCATCATCCTGCCGTGCGTATGTGGTTTGGTTACACCGACTTCTTGGCAATATATTATAATGCGATCGTAAAAGAATGGGTAATACGAGGCTTCAAGCATCAGATTAAGATGTCAAAATATATCGAGTCAGGGGATGTGAAGGATTTCGCAATAAGAACGGAATCCCAAGACTTTATCCGTAGGACGGGTGGAGTCCCGAAAGGCGATTTAGACCCCTTGGGTGATAGAATCATCGAGTTTATCGAACCGCGTGTCCCCTTTGCGGAAACGCCATGGTGGTGGAAAGAATCTAAATGGAGATTAATAGACTCGCATCGCGAGGCTCTCCTGAAGAAAGACCTAAAACATTATGGGGATGCCGATGGTCCGTGTGGATACTGGGTGCATCAAAGGCGAAACCCTATGCCTACGGAATATTGGTGGCCATATGGAGAAGAGCATCAAATAATCATATAACAACAAAACAAGGAGGAAAAAATGGAATACAAATTCTACGACATTGAAATAACGATAGACGAAGAGCTATATATGTGCACAGGAACCATATCATTTGAATACGAGCCAGGTGAGCCTGACGAGCCCTGGGGATATCACGGGGCCACCCCTGGGTATGCATCTAGTGC